TAAAATTAAACCTCAGTGGTGAAAGTGGTAGACACGAGGGACTTAAAATCCCTTGGCTAGTAATAGCCGTGCAGGTTCAATTCCTGTCTGAGGTACAAATTTTGTGCTGATGGAATAATCATAGTGACAAGTATGAGCAGTTTTAAAGGGTTATTACGCTCACTTTTAAAGAACACGCACATTTGATCTGGTTAGTATCAAGGAGTGTCGTCACTATGGTTAAGTAAAAGACTCTATTTCAGGTAATGAAAAGCTCCCTTGGGAATAGAGCAAAACCTAATCAGGTTCTGAGAACAAGAATAAAACGTCTTGTATCTTGGTCCCTGTATATATAACTACTTTTTGTTTCACATAAATTCTCAGAAAATGATTTACAAATTTAACAAAACATCACTAAAGTATGAGGGTATATTCCTCAAAACAAGCCTGTTTATTGTTATGGCTGTGTCGTTTGCTTCTGTTTTGTCCTATGGTATAGGTCATTACAAAGGTTACTATGACTATAAAAATGGTACAGTAACTCCAGAAGAACGCATGATTGTCATTCAAGAGAACGACAAATTCACCAAAGAAAAGTTCAAAGAGTATCTTTTGCAACTGAACATTAGGTTTCCTCACATAGTATATGCTCAAGCTGTACTTGAAACAGGCAACTTTAATTCAAAGATTTTCACTGCAAATCATAACTTATTTGGCATGAAAGAAGCGCGTGTACGTGCTACTACAAATCTTGGTAGTGAATTAGGTCATGCTATTTATGGTCATTGGCGTGAAAGCGTTGTTGACTATGCGTTGTTTCAATGTGCCTTCTTAACCAAAATCAAAACTGAAGAAGGTTATTATCAATACTTAAAAGAAAATTATGCAGAAGCTCCAGATTATGTCGCAAAAGTTAGAGAACTCTCTAAAAACTTTTAGAGATAGTGTTTCAGAGTTTATCAAATCTGTTAAAGAGATTGATCAACCGCCAGTTCCAAACTTTGAAATTCTTGTCCTGAACAGAAACACAAGGAATTGTATACGCAAGCAATATTATGAAATGCGTGAAGCAATGTCTTCTGTTACTCCAGCGTATCTAATTGACACTGAAAATGAGTACTTTCTTGTAAATACCTCATCTCCAGAACATAAGATCATTAAACTTAACAAATTAGAAACTCATGGGAAGAATGAAAGAAGTGTTTATGCTTAAGCGTGAACAGGAAGCTATTGAAAATGAGCATCTTGATGATGCTTATTGGTATCAAAAGTATTTAGAAGAAAAACAATTTGAAGAATCACAACATGTACATGAAGATGTACAAGATTCTGTACAACAATTAAACACAAACACAAATGATGCTGATTCTTGAAATCTACGTTGTACTAGCATATTTTGCTGGTATCATTTTCTCTATTATGACAATCTCTAATGATCGTTCATTTACTGTGGCTGATCTGATTATGTTGCTTTTAGCTCCATTTGCAGTGATGCCTATTCTTATTGTTCAACTCGTTTCACAGTTTGTGGACGTAGATGAAATTCTATTTAGACTTTAATATCAAGGACTTGTAGTAATACAGGTCCTTTTTTTTGACAATTATGGCACACAAATGCCTGTTTTCTCCAACATTAACCCTCAAAAATGACTACAATGAAGAAATTAACCAACATTACAGCAACGGCACAAGGTCTTGTGTCTTATGACAGCACAGGTAAAGTTCAATTGGAACGCTATGCTCACAAATTTCAATCTAAATCAGATTACAAGCCAAAGCACATCGCACAAACAAGCCAAGATTTAGAAAAATATCATCTGAACATGATTCAACGTCAAATGTTCAGACGCCTGATGTACGGATTGAAAGAGTATACTCCAGAACAAGTGGCCGCAATGTCTCCTTTCTCAATCAGCAAGATTGTTGAAGACTACAAAAAAGCTAAAAGAGCTTTGCACATTTTGAAAGCTAAGAAGTATTATCACGCTGAAACAAAGCTGATGAATGCTATCTTCCCAACATTTAACATTGGTTCAAAAGATCATGATTGGTTTTTAGAAATACCTAAAAATGTTACTTTGAGAAGTCTTGGAATTTCAACCAAAGAAGTGATTGATGAGTTTATCAAACGCAAATTGCTTCCTAAAAACTTTCATCAAATCACAGTTCAAAACGTAAATCTCTAATGACTAAAACAGAACAAACTGCTGAGTCCATCAAATATGGTGGACTTAGCAATTCTGAACTCATGCTTGTTTACTACCGTTTCAAAAACTATGTAGACAATCTTGAGGAAGGATTAAGCAAAAATCAAGTGTCTAAGTCTGTGAATACGCCAATGGGCAAAGCCACAGCAATTGTACAAGTTTCAGATGAACACATTGCAAAGTTCAAATCTACTGAATACTATAAGTTGTCAAAAGCAATTGTTGCAAAACTGGGCCCCATTGTGGAGTTATTACAGGAATGTGACGACAGCTTTAAACAACTTTCAGATGAACTACGGTAGAGTAAACAATGTTGTGTCCTACTCTGAGCTCATTTCTTTAGAAGCTAAAGGACTCTACGCTATTGTTTGCTCACTTTGTGGGAACAAGGATTACTGTTATCCTGCTATTTCCACACTATGTAAAATGTCTGGAAAAAGTAAACGTACTGTTCAAAGACTTCTTAAAGAACTGATAGACAGAGGTGTTATACAAAGACTGTATGACCCAACTCAAAGGAAAACCATCACCTACAATTTGATGGATAAAAGTAAAATTTCTAAAACCAATAAAAATGAGTAATTCAATTTTAAGTGAACTAAAGATCATTGAAGACAAAGATCTTAAGTTTAATGACCACGTATTGATCTGCATTGAAGCAGATGACAATGGCATTCCTGTTGGAAGTGCTGTAAAAGTAAAAGGTACTCCATACCAAACATTAGGTATGATTGACCTTGCTATCAGAAAGCTTGAAGAAGCTCGTGAGTCTATTTATGATAAGTTTGAAACTGTTGAAAATGCATCACGTGCAATGAACAGCATGCCTTCTCATATTGTGGACAAAATCAGAAAGTTTGAAGAGGAAGCACGTGAAGCTGTAAAAAATGGTGACATTGATAAACTTGAAGAACTTAAAGATAGAGTCAAAAATGAACTAGGTATTACAGGAGATGATGATGATTCAGACCCTGACGGATTTAATATGAATGACTTTAAAGGAGGATTTTAAGAAGAGGGCGAGTGTCATGGGTGACACCCATGAAATTTTTCCGCTTTCTCTTTAAATACTTCTCTTTACTTACTAGTCACTGGTGACACCCCTAAAGTGTCACTGGTGGCACATTCTCTTAAAAATTCACCTTAAAAATCAAGCACTTACAATCATGGGAGTAGACATTTATGGTATAAGTCCAAAACTGACAGAAACTAAGCCTGAATTACCTGATAATTATGAAGAATTATCTGAAGAACAGATTCAAGCTTATTGGCAAATGCGTGATGAATGGGAACAGAACAATCCAGGTTTTTATTTTAGAAACAACTGGTGGCACTGGCGTCCATTGCAAATGTTAATTGCCGTGTTCAACGATGCACATGAACTTCACATACCTGAAGACCAAATGAAAAGTCTAGGATCAAATGATGGCAATGGTGTAAAAGACAAAGGTCATTGTGAGCAATTAGCTAAATGTTTTAGAGAATTGGCAGCACAAATGAAAAAGGATGACACAAAAGTTATCTACTTGAACACTGGTTGGTGGCATTTTGCAGACAAAAACCTCAACAATGGTAGATCCATTGAAGATGAAGAACTTATTAATAAGTTAAATGAAAAGTACCCTGGGTTGTTCTTTGAAGCGCCAACTCTTAACGGAGTTGACTATGAAGCTTCCCACGCTACAAATATTGACAACATAGAAGAGTTTGCTCTTTTTTTAGAAAACTGTAATGGTTTTGAAATTCATTAATTAGAAACTTTAAAAACAAATCAAGATGATCCTATTACAATCATTTATTAGTGGAACTAGTTATCAAGTAAAAACTCTTCCAAAACAATCATTTGAGAAATCATTGACACGTCACATTGATGACATGAAAATTACTTCTCCTATTGCAGAGTTTGCAAAGTATCCTTTAGGAACTATCTTTATCACAGATGGTTATGATTTTCCTGAAGATGATCATTTGCACATCCGCAAAGAGAACGTAGTAGCAATGTGCTATGAAGGAACTGTGTTTCCTCTTGCACATGTAGAAAAAGAGCGTCTTCAACAACTAGCTGATTTTACTGTTAATTACATGATTGACAGTGATGAGTTTGGTATTGAAAAAGCTAAAGCATTGGCAGAACAATTTGCATCTTATGGTTATGAATATGACTGGGATGCTATGATTATGCCTAAACCTATGGAAGGTGGAGAAATTCCATCTGGTACAAACTTAAAGCGTACTATTGCTGCAAGTTATCCAGTACCGTCTGTAGACAGTATTGGTTTCCATATTGATCCTGATATGTGGTTCTTACTTGTGAGAAACGTATTGAGAGGTGAAAATACATTGTTGATAGGCCCAACAGGTTCTGGTAAAACAGAAATTGTATCGCACTTGGCAATGGCAATGGAAAAAGAAATGTACATTCAAGACATGGGTACTGTGCAAGATGCACAGTCTGCTTTACTTGGCGTTCACCGTTTAAATAAAGAAGGACACTCATCATTTGAGTTTGCTCCTTTTGTGAATAACATCCAATCTGGAGGTATTATGTTGCTAGATGAGTTGAACCGTTCACCTCTTGCTGCAAACAACATCTTGTTCCCTTGTTTGGATAAAAGACGTTACTTACCAGTAGACATTGCATGTGAAGATTGTGACCGTAGAATTCCAGTAAATGAGAACACTGTGTTCTTTGCAACTGCTAACCTTGGTTCTGAATACTCTGGTACTCATTCAATTGACCGTGCATTGTTGGACCGCTTCTTCCCAATTGAATTAGGTTATCCTACTGAAAAAGATGAAGTGAATGTACTTAAATTACGCACAGGTATTGATGAGAAAGCTGCAACTGCTATTGTACGTGTATCTAATGAGATACGTAAACAATACAAAGAGCAAGAACTTTCTACTCCTGTATCTGTACGTCATACTATTCAAGCTGCAAGTTTGATTGCAGATGGCTTTGATGTTGATAAAGCTTTGCTTGCTACTATCATGCCATTGTTTGAAGATGGTATTGGTGTATCAGAGCGTAGTAAGGTACTTTCAATAGTATCAGCGTTCTAAAGTTGAATAGGATCAACTAACGTGATGACATAAGGGTAGTGTAACAGCTACCCTTTGTTGTCACAAATATTCAAAAAATTGTGACATGAGCAAATTAGTAAAAGATTGGTTTAACCGCAGGGCTGAAGACGCATACACATTCAATGATGAATCAAAGCGTTTCTTCAACTGGGATAAAGGTAGGAGTTCTTACTCTTCATACTTTATCAGAAATGACAATACTCTGAAAGAAGCTTCCAAAATGGTTGGCTCTATGTTCAGAGTTATTGGTGTACCTAAAACATTTAAGTATACCAATGACATACAAAGTGCTTCACGCAGTCATGATAGAACATCAGTTCAAGTTCCACTAAGCATGTTACGAGATGAAGAGGGTAATTATCTAGACAATGATAACAACCTTCTTGATGCATTCTATGGTGCAGCAATCCAAAATGCATGTTTGGCTTCAATGCAAACAACACAAGAGTATCAGAAAACTATGCAAGCACGTGACACATCGCGTGGTGCAACAGTTAAAGATCTGTTACTTAGTGTGTTGAACACAGAACGCATTGATAAAAAACTTGCAGATCGTCTTCCTGGTTATCTGAAATTTGTTCAGAAGTACAAAGACCACAGGTTTGAAAACTATGAAGGGCCTGGACCAGAAGAAAAAAAACAAAAACGTTTGTTGGATCTTGTGGTAAAAATGTTACGCTATCCAGCTAACATTACAGAAGAAGACATGGATGAATTTGCTGAACCGTTGAAAGCTATGGAACGCTTGCTTAAAAAGCATGGTGGTATTCCTGCAGACTTTGATGGTTGTGGTAGTATGGCTACAAGTCTTTCTAACATAGTTTACAAATATGTAGAAAAAGAAGAAGAACCTCCTGGAAGTGGTGGTGAAAATGAAGATGAATCTTCTGATGGAGATGATGAATCTGGTTCACCAAAAGGTAAAAAGACTCCTGAAATGTCAAAAGCAGAATTGAATGATTTTGCAAAAGACATGATGGAATCTTTGATCAATGCTGATCCAGGTGAAAGTTCAGATGAGGATTTTGCTGATGACTTTGCTGACTTTGTTGGCGATATGGATGAAGAAGCAAAACCTAAAACTGACTTTGACTGGGATAATGAAGGTTCTGCAGGTGAAGGAAATGTATACTTCAAGAAAGCAGCTGTAAATGAGCATTCAAAAGATCGTTACAGAACAGCTTTGACAAAAATTGATACAACAAAAGCTGCAGTACTTCAAAAGTTATTTGCTCGCAAGAGTAAAAACTATGAGTTTGCCATGAAATCTATGCGTTCTGGACGTCTTGATACAAACAAGATTGCAGAAGCTGCACAACAAGTACCAACTATCTATGAAAGGATAGGTCAAGTAACAACAAGCAAAGTTTGCGTTGGTGTTCTTATTGATGAGTCTGGTTCTATGGGAGGTACAAAGATTGAAAAAGCAAGAGAAGCAGCAATTTTTATCAATGAAGTATTCAAGAAAATGCCTGATGTTGAGTTGTTTATCTATGGTCATACTGCAGATACTACAAATACAGGTTCTGTAGATATGATGGTGTATCGTGAGAAAGGTTTCATCACTGATTCATTTTCTCTTGGTTCTGTTTCTGCTCGTGCAAACAACAGAGATGGTGATGCAATTTTTGCAACAGCAAAACGTATGCGCAATCAAACAGAAAATCAGGGATTGCTTTTTGTACTATCAGATGGTGCACCTTCAGCATATGATTATGGTGGACGTAGTGCCATAGATGACACCCGTAAAAAAGTGTTACGCGCACAATCACTAGGTTTCCAAGTGATTCAGATAGCAATTGAAGAGCACGTTCCTTCACGAGATATGTTTGATTACTTTATCAAAATGACAGACATCAAGAATCTTCCAAAAGAACTTGTGGCTTACATGTCAAGAAAAGTAGACAAGCTTATCAAAGAAAAAGTTACAGTTTAACTAACATACAGGTGGTGATTAACCTCATCACCTGTTTTATTTTTTTATTATGAAAATGCATAAATATATTATTGCAATAGTGTGGCTCATTATTGTAGTAGCAATTCTAGAATTATTAGACTTAGGGTTTTTCTTAATGAACAGACCAAGTAGCATCGCTTTTTATGCAGGACTTGTTATTACAGCAGGAACATTTCTTGTTGCAGTAAGACTTACTGTATTTTTAGTAGAAGAAGCTTTAGAAGCTTCAAAGAAATTTTTCAAAAAACCTTATAAAAACAAAAAGAAATGAATCAGTTTATCATTAAAATTGGAGCTATTGTAGCTATTGTATTTACATTGTTTGTCTTTGTGGCAGGATGTGAACGTATTGACGCAGGACACGTAGGTGTTAAAGTGAACATGTATGGCACAGGAAAAGGTGTGGATGACGTAACAGAAGTAACAGGATGGGTGTTTTATAATCCATTTTCTACTAAAATTGTTGAGTTTCCAACCTTTGTGCAACACAAAGAATACAAACAAGTAATTGAAGATGGCAAAGTTACAATTGATGAATCATTTGTGGTTAACTCAAAAGATGGTTCTGAATTCCATGTAGCTCCTATTGTAAATTACTCTGTACAACGTGAAAAAGTACCTTACATTTTTTCTAAGTACCGTAGGACTTTAGAAGAAATTGAAAATGGTTTTCTTAAAACAGCAATTTATGATGCATTCCGTCTAGTAGCTAACTCTTATCCTGCAGATGCATTGATCTCAAATCGTGAAGAATTTGAAATTAAAGTGCGTCAGATGTTGGAGAAGCAGTTATTACCAGAAGGTTTTGTATTGGCACAGTTTACATCAAACTTAGTATATCCAGAAACATTTAAGAAAGCAATTGAAGCTAAGAATAATGCTGTACAAACTGCACTTACTGCAGAAAATCAAGTTAAAACAGCAGAAGCAGAAGCTAAAATTAAAATTGCAAAAGCTGAAGGTAATGCACAAGCTATGTTAACTCAAGCACGTGCTGAAGCTGAAGCAAATAACTTAAAGCAAAAGACTTTGTCTTCTATGTTGTTACAACAACAATGGATTGAAAAGTGGGATGGCAAACTTCCTGTATATGGAACTGCTCCTCAGATTTATAAACCTGTAAACTAAAAACATGAGCACTATCCGTTTTATTGCAGATCTTCATTTTGGTCATGAGAACATGGCTAAAAAACGTGGATTTGAATCTGCTGCAGAGCATGATGAATTCATAATCAAACGTTGGAATGAAACTGTTTCAAAACGTGATGTTACTTATATCCTTGGAGATGTATCCATGGAAAAGAAAAGTCCTTATCACTTGCTTTCACGTCTTAATGGCGTGAAGCATGTGGTATTGGGTAATCATGACCGTCATCAAGATGTAGCTGAACTTTTGAAACATGTTCATAGTGTATCAGGAATGATAAAACACAAAGGTTTTTGGCTAACACACTGTCCAGTGCATCCATTTGAACTTGAAAGAGTTTATGGAAACATACATGGGCATGTTCATGAAAATATTATTGATCATCCCAAATACTATTGCGTGTCTTGTGAGAACACTGATTTTAAACCAGTTACTCATGAAGAGTTAAACATTAAAATTCCTAAAAAATAACAAGATGGAACAAAACAAACATGTTGAAATGACATCAGGAGGTATTGTATGTGACAATCCAAAGTGTGATTATAAAGATGAGACTGTTACAGTTGAAATGTATCAAGATTTTTTAAATAAACCATGTCCTCAATGTGGTGAGAATCTTTTAACAGAAGAAGATTTTGAATTGGCAATGCGTCTTAGATCATTAGGTAACTTTTTTAATTCTCTTTCTCCAGAACAAATTGAAGAGTGGAACAAATCACAAGGTTATGAAGTAAAACCTGAAATGAAAGACAAAAAGGTTCAAGTTACTTTTCATGCACACAAAGAAATTTCAGTAAAAGAAGTTAAAATAGTTGACTAATGGAACAAGTAATTAGAAAATCAATGCTAATACGTGAGAGTGGCAGAAGTACAGACTTTATATCACCAAGCTTTGGGCATGGTTGTCTATTTAATTGTACATACTGCTACATGAAACGTCATAAACCTGAAGGTTTGGACATTGCCAAAAACACAAGTGAAATACTAACTGAAATTAATAATCACAGTTGGTTTTCTACTGTAGAAAAGCCTAATCAAACTCATGAAAAGTTTGTTACTTATGATATTAGTTGTAATGAAGATTTTGCATTGCATTTAAAGTATCACAAGTGGCAGTACATCTTTGACTTTTTTAAGCAAAGTGAGATTGCAATGGGTTCTTTTGCTACCAAATACGTAAATAAAGAACTTCTTACGTATAATCCTGAAAAAAAGATACGTATCAGATTCTCTTTGATGCCTCAGAAATATGCAGACTTACTAGAACCAAATACAACAAAGATCATTGATAGAATTAAAGCTATTAATGAATTTATTGAAGCTGGTTATGATGTTCATATTAACTTCTCACCTGTTATTGTAACAGATGATTGGTTAGAACAGTACAGAATGTTATTTGAAGGTGTAGATGCTCTTGTAGATAGAAAGTATAAAGATCAGGTTAAAGCTGAGGTAATCTTTTTGACTCATAACCGTGATAAACATTTTTACAATTTGCAAAATGATTTACCAGGTGAAGAACTATTATGGAAACCTGATATACAAGAAGACAAAACTTCACAGTATGGAGGACTTAACTTACGTTACAAGCATAATCTAAAGTCTCAGTACATTGATAAGTTTACAAAACTTCATGATGAGATTATACCATGGAACAAGATCAGATATATCTTTTAAAATTAGCATATGAAAGTATTAAGTGAAGGTTCTAAAGTAACATATGTTAAAGACAGAACAAAAGAACACGGTATTATAAAAGTCTTTTCTGAAGATGGTAGATTTGCATTTGTAGTTTATCATTGTAATGATGATTGGGATAATTACAAAAGTTATACAGGTCAAATGACAGCTGTATCAAATTTAAAACCAGGATGGATATGATGGGAGCTTTTTATTGCCCACATTGTGGCACAGCAAACGCATGTAATTGTAAAACATGCACGCCTTATATAAAAGAAGGTGAGTATGTCAATACATGGACTGGAGATGGAGAATTTCACATATGTGGCAAATGCTCTAAAATATACAGTCCAGATCAATCTCTAGATGAAGAGATGAAGCAAAGAAATTTTCCCCTGCAAGGCGGAATGGATGTGGGTAATCAGGTAGACACTCCCCAAAACTAGTGAGGTAATGAGAGGCAAAACAATTGTCTGACACTAGCAAAATCGTGACAGCGTGGAAAGACACGCAAAACAGTCAGGTGGCGGAAGAAGGACTGCACTGATAAAGCAGTATCCTGATGGTAGACGCAAGTTATTTATACGAAAGTTACAGGTTCGAATCCTGTCCTGACTACTAAACTTTAAAAAACAAACAAAATGGAAAAAGAACCAAAGTACAAGTATCCAGTTGGAGACTTTTTAAGTGGCTTTTCAAAAGATCAGTCAAACCCATGTGATTATGAATTAGAATGTCAACGCATGGTTGTTAAAGGAGTAGAATACTTTGATGAAAATCAAGAAATGTTTAATCTCATCAATGAAGGTGGCAAAAATGTTTTTGATCCTGAACTTAAACCTCTTGTAGATTACATGATTGAAGGTGGTGATGGACAAACAGGTGCTATGGTTAGCCATACTGTAAAGCATGCATTTTATGCTAAAAAGTTAGGTTGGGATAACTACATCTCAAAAATGACAGAAAAAACAGAAGAAGATGCAGCACAAGACTAAGTTAAAATTAGCAGCTGTTCATCAAATCTGTGATGTGACAGATAAGTCTACAGAATACATGCTTCAGTTAATGCAAGATATGTGCAAAGTTGACCTAGACACATGTGTAAAATACATGGAACTAGGTGACGAAGAACATAAAGTATTGTTTGAACAAGTAAATGCTGTAGCACAAATTATTGTTGACATAGATAACTCTTTTTAGTATGGAAAATTATCCTCAATGGCTTAACAATCTTATTTACTTCTTTGCAGGTATTGGATTTGCAGGCATAATGCTAATGTTTTTATGAGTAACCCAGACTACAAATTGAATGAATTTCA